CGGATGCCATCGCCGAAAACGGAAGTGAAAGCAGCTACGAAAGCCACGATCACAACGACCACCAACCGCTTGATTGAAATGCTGTTCATTGCTTCGCCTCCAACTTTGTAACCTGCGTTTTCAGTTCACCGGTTGCAGTTTCCAGCCTACCGATACGATGCCCGTGGTCTTTGATCGTTGCCGTGTCTACCGCTCCACGCTTGTCCATACGGTGGAGGAACTGGATGATGTAGACCAGTAACGAGATAACAGCACCCGAAACACTGATGCCTATCGTAGTCCATTCCGATGCTGTCATGATGTACGCTCCACCAGCCCTACGTGCTGTACTAATAATTCAGTCTGTCCAAAGTCACTACCGACTACATCGTAGTACTTGGCTTCATCGCCTACCCGGTAGACCCGGTCTTGTGGCATCACATCAGCCCCTACAGCGACTATCAGCGTCCACTGTGCAGATGACTGGATGCCACCGCCTACAATGCTCTCTGTGTCGCTCTGGTTGGTTAGCCTAGCGTTGTACTCGGCAACCTTGCGCCACGTCTCAGTAGCACCGCCACGGCCATCTTCGGTAAGCGTGAAGCGATGTATTTCTACTCGGTCTTGGCAAAGGTTGCGTACCATGCCAGCGCTGATGGTTGCGCGTAGGATAGGACTCATGCGAACACCAACGGGCGGTATCGTTCGGCCATGCTTAGGCAGTGTGCTTTGAGTTGGGAAAGCTTCACATCGCTGGTGCCTTCCTTAGCATCGATGTCGCTTGCGCAACGGCTAGCCTTTATCATCCACGCTTGGCGGGTTGCTGTACGAACATCGTAGCGCTCAACGTTGATCGGGCCTTGGTCAACCCACATCAGGGTAGGGTCTCCTGTGCCATCTTCCAGCGTAAAGCCCTTGACGTGGTAAGGAGCATAGACAGGGTAATCGGGTTGTGTCGTGCCTGATGTTCCAGCAACTCGGCATTCGTATACCCTGCCGTTGGGCGTTGTAGGCACTACACGGTCACCGACAGCATAGGTAGTGCTAGCCGTCCAAGTGGTGAACCGGGAGTAGGAATCCAAGATGCTCCCTATGTCGGTTGTGGACATCTGCGGATAACTTTGTGCATCAACAAAAAGTGATACCTGCGCTATCGCTTCGGCTCGTGTCATCATGCTCCACTATCCCACATATAAAGAAAGCCCCCGGCACGTCTGCCGAGGGCTTGAGATAAGAACCGCTGGGCTTATGTAGCTGCGGATGCTCCAACGATAAGCGAACCCGGTACACGGTTGGCTGCTGTTGAATCAACGTTACCGATATCAAACGCCTTGAACGCGAAACGCTCAGTTGCCTTGAATGCCAAAGCATCCTCAACAAAGTAGCGTTGATCCGATACCTCGATGGTAACGGTTCGGCGGTCACCGAATGCTGTACCCATGCTCAGGTCACCCAAGAGGACATAAGGCGTGGATGCTGCCAAGGTTTTCTGCATATTCTGGACGAACACCACAGGGTAACCGTAGAGCATAGGCGTAGGGCCGTAGGCATTTGCGATGTCGCTGATAGCGTTGCCACCAAGTGCATCAAGCAAAGGAGCAATCGCGTTGTACCAAATCTCCTTGTGCATATACCACTTTGCCTGTGCGGCGTATGTTGGGAGCTTGGCAACCATGCCCTTCAAGTTAGCAAGTGTTGGCGCATACGTGATGGTCTGGCCGGTTGTGAACACCTGAAGACTAGCGATGTTAGCCTTGGTTGCGTTGCTGCTGTAGATGGCATAAAGGATGCCATCGAGGCCGCTCGTGCTATCGACTGCATTGTTGAAAACAACGCGGTCTTCTTCCTTCGCAAGGACGTACGCCATGTCACGGGCAAGGGTTGCACCAAAGTCGATGATGCTATCTTCTGCCAGTTCCTTGGAAACCTGAGTAAGAACCGATGGCTTCTTGGCTACGAGGTTGACCTGTGCAAAGGTCAAGTCGCTTGCAGTGATAGCCGTGTTTTCACCCGGGTAGTAGACCGTAGTGGATGCGGTTGCGTTAGGCACGTTCAAGACATCGCTGGACATCGGATAGATGCGGCAGTTTTGACGCGCAATACCGAACTGCTCACGGAGGTAGATAAGCTCAGAGGACAACGGATCCGGAACCGTAAAACCACCAGCGGTTGTCGTGCCTTCAGACTGTGCCTTCAAGTTAGCCTTGCACCACTCAGCGGCCTTGCGGTTGCCCATGATAGAGCGGCCCCACTGGCCCCAGCAGTATGCCTTGTAGTTAGCCTCGTCACGAGTACCGGAAAGTGGATTGCGTCCAACGCCGCCGGACTTCCAAGGCTGTTCTACTTGCGCTTCGGTTGCCACAGGGTGGCCTTGTCCGAGTGCCTTGATGGTCTCAATACGCTCTTCAATGCCCTTGGCTTCAGCCATCAGGCTCTTGACCTGTGCAAGGTCACCGTTACCGGAAGCAAGCTCCCGCGCGGTTGCAAGCACAGAATCTTTCTGATTCTGCAGTTGTGTCAAATTCATAGTTGTTGTAACAACTCCAAGCGTGCCAGTATGTCGGCTCGCTCATTATCGGTGGAGGCTTTCGCTTCCAGGACTACGAGTTCCGGTTGCACTTCTGGCTGGTCTGCGTCCCGCAGTGAATCCCAGACTACAGGTGCTAAGCGCTTGGCGCTCGCCCGGCTAAGACCGACTGCATCCCGCAGTCGACGTTCAACACCCCGCAGTGAAGCGGGTTGTACGCTCTTCATTCCGTGCATGGCATATAGCCCTTTAGCACGTCGAGCAAATTCGTCAATGATGGCATCCGCCATGGCTTGATCGGATACCGCTTCGATAGCCCCGCAGAGCGCATCGTAGTAGGCTTCCAGCCCTTCGTGGATAAGGTCACCCTCGGACTCGTTGAAGACCGACATGGCGTACTCTTCCGGGGACTGCTCAGGCATTGGAGCCATAACCATCTCTTCTTCCATATCCATCATTGGCTCCATGCCGTAGTACTCCTTTAGGCTTTTGACGCTGTTACGATACTCGGCTGGTGTTGGTGTAATGCTTGCCTCAGCGATAGGCCAGCGGGTTATCTCAGCGGCACCGCCCATGCTCTTGCGCTCTACCAGATGACCGGCAGCACCAGAGGAAAAGCCCATCTTGCCTTGCTTGCAGAGCTTGGCAATCATCGAGCCGTATTCATCGGCTAGATCTAACTGTGCCTCATACCAAAGCCCGGTATCGTCCATCTTGATGTAGCCTGTACCGATAGACTTCTTGCCTACAGCGGCATCCATGCCGTGGTGGTAGTACACGTTGAGCGGTACGCGCTGACCCTTAGAAACCGGAAAGCCGTAGTCAGTTGAAGCGGTGAAGTAATCACCCTCAAGGTCAGCGGTCTTGGTATCGCCAAAGCGAACAAGGTAGCCCTTGACGTAGCCCAGCCTGTCGCTCTTGATACCGTCTACGGTAGATGTCAGCAAGTCCATGGCTTCACTATCCCACATACCCTATTGATCCATCTGTCGGTTAGCAATCTCACGCTCCCACTCCATTGGAGTGCGTGGCCGCCGTACCGTGATGCCGAACTCCTTCAGCGGGATGATGCTGGTAGTCGGCCCCCAGTCGCTGTTTTCCTTGACCCGTACAAAGTCAGAAAGCGGCTTGCCTTCCTTCCATAACCGGTAGCGGCCTTCACCCATGATTTCTTCTATCTCGCTATCGTTGAGACCAGCAAGAATGCTTTCAGGCGTGGCTACCTTGGGCCGGGTATCAGGGATGCTACTATCGCCGGTTATCTCTGCCCAGCTCAGCGTCTCCGGTATCATCACGCACCGGCAGTTCGGGTGGCTTGGCATGATGGTATCGGTGGCTTGCAAGGTGCCAGAGAGAGCCAAGCAGGCAAGGCACACCCGCGCGTCTTGCGTAGCCTGCCGCCGGTATCCGGTCACTGCCGGGTTCTGCGTGTATAGTTGCCGCTGGGCTTCCCGACTTGCGCGTATCATCTCGGTACGGGCAATAGTCTCTGCTCGTTGCCTACCGATGTCAGCCGCCTTGCGTACCCGCCGTGCAACCGTGCGCGGGCCTTCACCTAGGCTTATTCCTTGTACCAAAGCCATCTGCATGGCATCCGTGGTTACTTGGGGGATGGCATCGAATAAGACAGCCAAAGGCGAACCATCGCCTGCGAACCCGACAAAGGCTTGGAGGCTTTCGTCTGGAAGACTTGTCCATGAAGTACCAAGGGTAACCCCGGCTGGCTTTTTACCCGCTGCCGCTTCCACAAGGCTTGACGTTGAGCCATTAGCAAGCGTAGCGGCTTCAAGTTGCCCATCGGCTGTAATCACTGCCCCCTCGATGCTGAACTTCTTAAGGTTACGTCCTAACTCTTCGATGTTATCTATGATCCGCTGTCGCATCCAGAGTATGGTTTCCGATGGCGGTTCGCCGTTTGCTTCACGCTCGGCTATCCGTCCCTCCAGCGCTTCAAGCTCATCGATGCTGGCCTTGGTTGCGGCTTTGTATGCACGTTGCATACGGCTGATGGCTACGCCCTCACGCTCTAAAAGGTCATTCCGGTACTTCTGGGATGCGGCATAGATTCTGCCCGTGCCGCTGTCTACTCGCTTGAGCTGGCCTCCAGCTCGTACCCGTAAAAAGGGTGGCTCTTATACACTACCCCCGGAGTGCATACGTGTTCACCATCAAGGCTCTTGCCGTCTGGCTGCATAGCGTCCCGCTTTGCGGTTGCCCAGCGGTACCCGGCATCACCGCCCCACAAGTCCCAGGCTACACGCCCCGGTGAAGGGAAACCTTCCTCACCAGCGTTGAAGCCTTCGGCTTTCTTGTCTACCTCATGGCGGCTGAAGAAAGAGTACATCCGGAGTATCGTGTCTTCGGAAAGTTTCTCCCCATTGACAATCTGGTTAGCCCTTGCCAAGCCTACCCGCGTCCCGCCATCGAATCCTTCTGCCTTCCAATCAAGCGCCCTTTGTGCTGCTTCAACCATGCCAGCGTTCGGTACAAACTTCATCTCGTACGCTTTGGCTTCTTCTTCACGCAGGGTAACCGGTGCGGCTCCCGTGTGCTGTACTGGAAGGTTCAGGAAGTTCGTAACGCTACCCGGATCGTATCCAGAGCGGATGAGGATACCTGCCGCGTTGGTTGTCTCTGCTAGGGATGCACTCGTGCCAGCCTGTACGCTGATTGCGGATGGATGCAATACGCCGGTATCTTCAGGCACGGCTTCAAGGCCTGCTATGCGCTTGGCTTCAGCCCGATCAATGATGCCAGACTTATACAGGCGCTCTGCCCGTGTGGCTTCAGCCTGTAGGTCATCTGCAAGCGCCCGTACGGTTTCAAGGTCGTACATAACATAATCACCCTGCTGTGTCTCCGGATATTCCGGCAGCAGGTCAGCGGTGATGGCATCCGCCAAAGTACGGAGCAAAGGCACCATGCCATCTTCCCAAGCCGCTTGCTGGGCGCGTTCGTAATTACTGTAGGTAGACCGCTCTAAGCCACTTCCAAGCCCTAAGACCATAGGGTTGATGCCAAGGGCTGAACAGATACGCTCCTCCGGTACACGCCTCACAGAATCCAAAGCAAGCTCGGAAGGAGTAAGGGATACCCTATCCATCTTGTACGCACCGGTCATAACCACGATACCGCCGCTACCGTCTCCGGTAAGGTCTTCATGCAGTTGGCGCTTGACCTGCCGAGCATCATCCATGCTCATGTCAACGCTGGTCTCTTTGGCATCAGGCCCGACAATCAATGAAGGCATGGCACCGTTTGCCAAGAGTCCGTAAGCGGTTGTGCTTGCGGTGTTGTCGGTTGCAATCTCCCGCAGGACAGCGGTAAGCGGCGCTCTACCAATGCGGATATCGCTTGGGTCTCTGCCGTACCGGATGTGGATGATGTCACTTACCGGGATGTCAAAAGAGCGGCCATCCGTGGTGTAGATGTAGTGGGTTAGCGGGTTTACGCCGTTGCCTACCGGTCTAACCATGTCCTGCGGCAGAAACTGCAAGGCGGTAACCGTGCCACGGGTGGAAGAGCGAATCTTTCTCAGGTACGTGTTCCCGAATAGTTTGTAATCTTGGATGCACCAGCCCCAGAATAAAGACCCCATAATCATCGGATCAGGCTGCGCCATGAGCTGCAATACCGGGTGGTCTTCTACCGGCTCTGCCTGCTGGCTGTCTACCGGTCGGTAGTACCTTGGCGTGGCCTGTGGGTAGTTCCTGACGTACCAGTCAATGGCTGATGCCACAACGCCGTTTAGCCCAAGGTCACCGGCTACCCTAGCCCAGTCCTTAGTGCTCCCAGGGAGCGCCCGGCGCAGGAGTGTTTGCAGCTGACCAGAGCCGTAACCGGTTAGGTAGATGTCCCTAGACTGGCTAAGTGGCAGCGGTAGTGCCTGTGTCGGGTTGGCTGCGGCTTTACGCCCAAGGAAGCGGTCAAAGATACCCATGCTCCCAGTATCCCACAAAAAGAAAAAGCCCCCTTGCGGGGGCCTGTGGGGCTTGAGTGGTTTAGATTGTTTTCATCTCGTAGCGGTATGCGTCTCCGCTTACGATGTAGGTCTTGACGTTGCCGTCTTCGCTTGAGCCTTCGTAATACCAAGATGTCTCAGTGTCTGCGTTCATCTTGATAAGCGACTCTGCCCATTCACCGGCACACTGCCAAGTACCAACCGGTGCTACATCAACAACCACGCCATCCTCAGTCAACACTTGGCGAATCTCTTTGTTTGCGGTCTTCAGTTTCATATCTCTATCTCCCTGCTTGATGTCAACAATATACACCGCCCGTGTATATCTTGCAAGGGTATAGAGATATATTTTTTAGACGGCTCCCCAACTTCGCTTAGATCCGCACACCTGCCAAGCATACGCCAGGGCATCTACCACGTCATCATGCCGACCAACCGGGAAGGATAGCAGCTCATCCTCAAAGTAAGCCGGGAGCCCTTGGCAGTGCATAACCTGTGATTGCTCGTACCGTGCCTCCAGAGGGGCAAAGCGGGTCACTTTGTCACGGTCTGGGCGTATCCCCCGGATAGGAAGTTTCGTGCGTCTAAGGAGCTCCTGCACAACAGCGGCTTGATATTGCACCTGCTCGATGCCGATCATGCTAGGATTCCACTTAGCCGCCATCATCTCGATGAAGCGTAGCACGGAAGCAAAGTCAGCGCGGGTGCGGTTGATGTCTCTAACGTAGATCGTGCCATCGTCACCACGGCTCACAACAGCAACCCCGGTGTAGTCGGCTTCAGACTTAGTAGAGATTGCAAGGTCAACCCCGATGTAGGTGGGTAGGCCTTCTGGGCAATCGCCATACCGCAACCACTCGCGCTTGATTCTCGCTCCCGCCGCATCCACGAACTCCGCTAAATACTCCTGACGGAAAGCGATACTCGGCAAAGACTCCCCCGCCTTGCCTACTTCCTCAGGATCAATCCAAGGGTTAGCCGTGGTTGGCATCTGCCAAGACATCCAGTCAGCATCAGTAGCGGCTTGGTTGTAAAGGGTGCGGAAGTAGTTGGAGCCTTTAGGCGTAGACAGAAAGAACGCATCCCCTTTGAAGTCTGTTAGAGTTGGGCGTATGGCTTCCGTCCA